TGTCCGATATCGTTTATAAGTATACGTCCAGTGTCTGCATGACCCATAAGTAAAGTATCCCAAGGAATACCCAACCTTCTCAACTCAGACTCGGTTATTTCTCTCACCGATTCCCTTCGGCCAGTAATAAGTATAATTCTATCACCACGTGCTTCCCATTCTCTAAACTTCTCAACTACTCCTGGAAGAACTTTATGTGGTTCGTTATAAATGCCGCCATGGCCGGCGTGCATATGTTTTGTTATCGTTCCGTCAATGTCACAAATTACAGTTTTCATTTTATAACCTTTTGTTTGGAGCCCTCGGCCAGAATCGAACTGACGACATGCTGCTTACAAAGCAGCTGCTCTACCGACTGAGCTACAAGGGCGTTGATGCTATCGTCGTTGCCCGGCAGGACGGCCGTAGTCTTTTCTAAAGTTTGTGTTTCGATATCGTTTCTGATTATATCGAGTCATCAACTCCTCATTCATTTCAGCCATACGAGGTACACAAGTATCGTTGACCCACTTTTGCAATTCTGCATTATCATATTCTAAACCTCGAATACGTCCTTCGGCCTGTTCAAGTTTATAACTCAAATGGGCGATGCGCCTTTTGGCTTCATCAATATACGTTTCTTTTTCTTGTGTCATTTGAAGTCCTTTACGTTAGTTAATGTAAGCATTCTATATTCTCTTACATCTATGTTTACAAATGGTGAATATTTATCCAGACGTTTACTGATGTCTGGCCAAATATATGTTTCGCTTATAGCATTATCCCAATGTTCTTTATACTGTACAATCTTATCAAGTATTACCATTGTCTCTAAACTAATTTTCTTACCCAAATATTGCTTTAGTAGTTTTGGATGCGAACCGTGTCCACATTCAAATAGTATATCAAACTTTTCAACATTTGTCAATAGCTTTTCCAAATCATTTTTATAATTATATTGTAGACTTTGCATAATCTTTTTATGCTCCAACCAGTTGTCTTTATTAAAGTCACCAATCCATTGCTTTCCTCTAATAAGATTCGCACAAAAATATTCTTGGAGTTCGTCGGTCGTGTATTTCCGAGCCAACCTCACAAACTGATATTTGTCTTTTCGTTTATTAAACTGGGGAACAGTAAGTTTAGTTTTACCGTTGTATTTGAAATAATCATATTTGGTGGTGAAGTGAAGTTTTAATGCCATATACAGTTGGCAGGCATCAAACTCATTCATAATGGAAGCTTATTACATTTAGGGCCTTTAAGAACATTAGCCGCCTCTGCTTCCACCTGTAACTTTTCTTTCATACCTTTATCTATAAACCGAACTATCCTTTCTGGTTCTATATCCTTTTCATTACAGATATATAAAATAGCATCAATATACGGCATGCGTTTGGTTTTAACCAATTCTTCAATTTGTGCAACAAAACTCTTTGTGGTAATCCCTAGACTCATTTTGTCATTCCATTATATAAAGTGACACTCCCTATCTATGCCTTCAGGAGAATCGGAACGGCGCTTTACAGCATAGACCGAACTCGTAGCCTTTGGTTAACAAGGCGGCTAACCCCGAGGTGATTACGCTGCTAGGCGATACTCACCAAAATAATAGTCGTCATTTGCGGCTATTGAGATGTAGATTCATCCTCTTGTAAAATTTCATTCGCTCCGTCGAAATCCGTTTCACCCCCATGTTCGTTCGTAAGCAACTGCTTATTTCGTTCTGGTGGTAATGGACCCCATCCAATACTTCTACTCCATTCGTTTTCAGTATAAAACCAGTGTGAAGATTTGGTGGAGGTGCCGGGTATCGAACCCGGGTCCGCAACGCCTACTTTTTTACCGTCATCAGATTTATCCACGTTATATTTATAGTCTTAGGCTCCAGGGGCTCCAAAAGACACTGCGACAGAAATACCTACTGAGGTATCACCACGCTCCCAATCCGAATCAAACGGGACTGTGAGGTTAGGTGTAACTGCCAAACTACCGAAGTTAATCGTGTAACCGACTTCGGCCGATGTACCTGACAGTTCCATATCAGTAACATCCCAGTTCAGTGTATAAGTTGAGTCTAGACCCATCATGCTATAACCAAAATCTACCGATGCGTCAACTTGACTGTCCTGAATATTCCAAGACGTTGATGGTGTAAGTGTTGTTCCACCCCATACGCCCACGGAAGTCTCAAGACCAATCACGCTTTCTTCATCAGAAGTATAATCATATGAAACGGTCCCGTTGAAGGGGCCTGAACCAACGCTCCAATCGATACCAGCATCAACGCTATCAGAATGTGATAGTGTGAGTGAACCAGATCCAATCGAAAACTCATCGCCAGTCTCATCATATGTGAAGGTTACACCTTGAGTGCTTACACTATAGTCATTATTGACTGTAAGTGCATGACCTTCTACAGCGGCGAGCATGAACATCGACGCTAGGCTAGTTGTGATTAGTGACTTCATTTATTACTTTTCTCCTTTGTTGTGTTAGGACAACAGGTGTTGTTAACCTGTCTACTTATTTATGTTAAGCCGCAAGTTCAGTAAATACCGAATCGTAAAACTCTTCCATAATTTCTTCTAGTCTACCTAGATGTAATTTTGTTTTACTGTTAAACAATTCTACTTCACCATCTTCAGCTACCATTGCGATAACTAAATCATCAACAGGATAACCTGTATGCTCCTCAAACATCTTGGCATACGCCGCACATTGTACGAAATAATCCTGTATCCACTCTGGCTTTTTCATTCTCGTAGTTGTTTTATAATCTACGATGGATAGTTTCCCATCCCATTCGGCAATCAAATCAGACCTGCCGGCAACTTTGTATTCATCCGAATACATTGTTGTTTCTTGCAACACAACACCATCAAGGTGTTCATTGATATGACTTTTCAATTCACCAAACATATGCCAAGCAAGAAAATGCTTTGACTTTAAATGTTCAATGTCATTACCATTTACATACTCCTCACAAAGAGTATGAAATGCTGTACCACGCATCGCAGCAGTCCGTGAGATATGCTTCGCAGCATCTTCACCAACTCTATCACGCCACTCTTGTAGGCCTACTTGTTTAGACCTTTGGCGACCAATAGCCGTTGTGATACTTGGGTATTTCTGTCCATTGACATCATAAAACCTTATGCCCTTTATGGACGTATGAGTCAAGTCTGGAAACGCTTTAAATTTATACTTGTTATCAAGCTCGAAATTGTTTTTCATAATATATTATTCTATCACAGTTTAAGGATTTTGTCAACTGGAATCCTTCATCCCAAGGTTGTGTTTCGCTATTAAATAACTTCGTACCAACCCACTACGAACAATATCACCAAATCCAAATTCAGCAATATAAAACTCTTTCATACTTTCTAATATTGTAGTAAATCTTTGATGGCCGCTGACGTTACCGTTCTTGAGGTCTGTCTGTGCAGTGTCTCCAGCAAACATTACTTTACTTTCTTGTCCTACTCTAGTAATAAGTGTATCCAACTCTGAAAATATCATGTTTTGAAACTCATCAACTACAACAATAGTTCTATCAAAAGTTTGACCTCTGAGAAAACTTGTTGTAATAAACTCCAAAGATCCCTGAGCAACTAGTTTATCATATAGTTGTAGGAAGTCCGCATCACTTGGCATCTCAAACATTGTGCGAACTAATATACGATAAGGGTCTTGATAAAGGTCAGACTTTTCTTCCAGGGTGCCGGGTAGAAAACCTACATCACGCGAAGGTAGCAAACTCCTAATAATAACAACTCTCTCATAAGGTGTCCGTTTGTCTAAAACTTCTTTCAATGCTAGATAAAGCAAAATAAATGTTTTACCTGAACCCGCGACTCCATGAGAAAAGATATTTTTATTTTCTCCATAGGCTTCAAAGACGTTCTTCTGTACGTCTCCTATAGGTTGAATGTCTAGTAATGAATGGTGTGTGATGTACATGGCTTTTCGTTTACCCAAAATAGGTTCCTCCTAAAGAAACTATTTATATTGCGGCGGCAGTTCCAGCCCGCACATTAGCAGACCAACGCCCATCGGCATCTTTCCACTTGTCTTTATTGTTTAAATAATACTCTCTCCGGTCGGTAGTTTTCGATTTCTTGTAATACTTTCCGCCAGGCAGATAATGGTGTTTATTCTTTTCATAATAAGTTTTATCGTAAGCATTACCTACACGGCGACCATGCCGATAGTTGGGATTATTCTCACCGTCATATCCAATACCCCCACCAAGTTCAGCATTTTCTGCTAACAGTTCTTCCCGTGTTGGGTTCGGTTGATTCTTTAGTCCAGGGAACACAGAATCACATTCTTCCATAGACAATAAATATTTGTAGGACATTATAACTCCTTATTAGTTATTCTGTTTAGGAGGTGCCAGTGCTTCAACACTGGTGCCTCTGTTATATTTAGACATCTATCGTGCTGTGCGGAT